CCCACCCCCAAACCGTTTCGATTTCAAGCGTTTGAATACCTGGACCTAAAACAACACCAACATTCTGCACTTTCGCTGGATCAACTGTGATAAAATCCCCTGACCATTTCACTGCCTTCCCTGTTGTCGTTTTGAAGCTAGGATTGTCAGGATTATTGACCATCACAAGCGATTCTGAGAGCTTTTCAAGACGAATGACCTGACCAGCAATTGTAAACGAAGTCTCAGCAGCGCTCTGGCCAATGATTGTGATTTTAGGAAAAGCAAGAGCAGAACCTTGCACGGTTAAAGTTCCACTTCTTGTCAATCTCTGTGTATCGGAGCCTTTAAAGTATTTGGTAGGGTGACATGTGAATTTTACATCCACCGTCCATGCACCAAAATCATCTTTAATAATTTTGAAATCATCCACTTTATAGCACCAATATTTCACGCTTGGCTCTTGTTCATTCTCCAACCAAAATTTTTCACGATTTAACAGAGAAGAAAAGCGGTATAAGTCTTCATCCGTTGGGTTAATCAAGCTGATGTGGTAGCTTTTTTCAATCAACCTACGATGCCTATTTGATTGAACAATTGCACCACTGATCCCATCATGTTCTAAAAGACTAGTTTTTGAGGAGGATACGATGACTTGTGGTCGTGTTTTAACTAGAATCTCACATTTAAATGATGATGTTTTCACTCCGTCGATGGTTAACTCATTAATTTTTGTCATGCGAAACCTCCTCTCAAATTAGTTTTTCTTTGTAGTTCTTCAGCAATACGTGTTCCGACTACGTCAGCTAGTCTATTCAAATCCGCTTCTTCTCGGATGGTCACTCCTGAGAAGTTGACATTGATGCTATTCGATGTGTTCATCGTATTAGCAATGCTTTGTCCAATTGCACCAAGAGTTGACTTATTGAGTGGAAGAATTGCTTCTGCACCAGCTTCTCCACCAACCATTGCTCTATTTCCATTCATTCCAAAGATGGTTGGTTTTGTCATGATACCGCCTTTGGCATACCATTCAATTCCAATACTTGGAACACCTTGACTCAACCAATCTAATGGATTGGCTGAACCGCTCACATAAAAGTGAGGTAGTGGAATATGTGGCCAGCTGATGTTGAAGTTAAACAATCCTTTGATGGCTTCAATAGCTGAAGAAACAGCATCCCTTGCACCATTGATAGCACCTGAAATGGTACTCTTGATACCTTCCCAAACACTTGATACTGTACCAGATATACCATTTAACACATTTGAGACAGTATCCTTGATACCGTTCCAAATATTTGAGACAGTTCCTGAAATGCCGTTGAGAATATTTGAAATGTAGCTCTGAATGGCTGAGAAAATAGTCTGAACAATGCTTTGAATAGCTTGCCATACAGTAGAAAACACTCCCTTGATAGTTTCCCAAGCGCCTGACCAATCACCATTGATGATCTGCATAACTGCTTGAATGATACCAAGGACAACGTTTATTGCAGTCTCAACAACGGTCTTGATGATCTCCCAAGCTGTTGTAATGATCAGTTGAATGTTATCCCAACCAGCCTGAAGCAAGGGGCCAAGTATATCCAGTATTGTACTGATGACCGTATAAATTGCATTCCAGACAGTCTCAGCACTTGTTCTGATAAGTTCCTGGTTCTCTGTCCACCAAGCAACAACAGTCCCAAAGATACTCATGACAAAATTAGAAATCTCTGATATGACTGTATTGATGACCTCAAGAATTGCATTCCAGACAGTCGTGACCACATCTCGAAAACCTTCGTTAGTTTCCCAGAGATATTTCACAATAACAATAATTGCAGCAACTGCGGCAGCAATTGCAATAGCTGTTCCAATAATTGGCAATGCGGCAATTATCATTTCTCCAATAGATATTTTTAAAAACTCAGCAAGGGCTTGCAACGATAAGAATATGGGGGCTATGACCCCTACAGCAGTCACAACTGTTCCTAAAATAACAACAAAATCTTTTACTGGAGCAGGTAAGGAATTAAACAGCTCAGCTACACCTTTCACAATCGTTTCCAAGGTTTGGAAAACAGGGATCATCATTTCCAGAAGAGGTTGACCAATAGCAGATAATGCATTGGTCCCAGCTTGTTTCAGATTCCCCATCACGTTTTCTAATCCGTCTGATTCTCTTGCAGCCTGTCCAAGAGCTCCTGAGAGTTTATTTCCGTCTTCGACCATCTGAAGCAAGGTCAGTTGCTTCTGCGCTTCGCTCAAGTCCTTGAATGATTTGCCATACAGTTTATTTGCAGCGGCATTCCTAGTTGTCTCTGTCGCAGAGATTCCAAGAGCGGCATCGTTAGCAAAGTTTCCCTTCAAAAAAGATTGTAAGCTCTCTGTCACGCTCTCAATGGACTTATCATAAAATGCTGCACCATCTGCTGCTGCCCTAGTCGCACGAGAAGTTAGATCCAAAGCTTCGGAAGTATTCAATCCTGAAGTTTTAGCAAATGAAGCCATCTGAGTAAATGACCCTTGTAAACGCTCTGGGACAATATCCATTTCCCGACCAATAGCATTCAATGCTTCTCTTGCTTGAGTTTCCATATCTCCGAAAACAGTAGTAAATTGAGCATTACTAGCTTGCATTTGAGCAGCTGCTTCTAACGCTTCTTTTCCTACTTCCACAAGCTTTTCTGAAATAGCACTCAACTTCTCACTAAACTGTTGAAGTAGTTCTGCTCTTAAATTTCTTGAGATTTCACTTAAACTTTCTTGAGTGCCATCAGCAGCAGACTTTGTTCCCTTCATCTCATCATTGAGATGATTAAAAGCAGTCTTAGCCTGATTTAGCTCAGCTTCCATCCTGTTGGCTTGTGTGGAGTTCTCACCAAATTCTTTTTTGGTAATTTCCAATTGCTGTTCTAGATTAGAAATTTGTTTACTTACAATCTCAGACTGAGCACCAATCTTTTTCTGGGCAAGAGCATTTCTCTCAGCTTCGCTAGCATTTGAACCTAAAGCACTTTCTTGCAGTTTGAATGAGCTTGTCACCTTAGTCATCTCTGAAGCAAGTTGACTCTGTTCATTCTGCAATTCTTTCAGTTGCGTTTGGTTGCTTTTAGTTGCATTCCCATTCTCAGCAAGCGCCTGGTTCACATTTGCAAGCTTACCCTCATATCCTTTTAGGACGTTTTGAGTAACTTCGACTTCGCGTTGAAAGGCACGGTACTGATCAGCACCGATATCACCATTTTTGAACTGCTGTTCCACCTGAGACTGAGCTTGTCTCAAGGTTTCCAGTTTCTCCTTGGTCGTCGAAACTTGCTTTTGTAAGACCTCTTGTTTCTGAGTCAGGAGCGTTACGTTCCCTGTATCAAATTTCAAGGCCTTGTCAATCTGTCTCAACTCCTGACTTGCATCAGTAGCGGCCTTATTGACATTTTTCAGCGCCTTCTGCAAGGGTTGCGTGTCGCCATCGATTTCAATTTTGATACCTTTGATATTTCCTGCCATATTTCCTCCTTTCTCAAAAAAATAGAAAAGCGCTGAGAGAACTTCTACGACTGATAATGCAGCCAGGGCAAGGAACTTGACCTCAGAATCACTCTCTCAGCACTCATTTTTTCTTTAAAAACTGTCAAAATCAGCTTGCGTGGCTTTCCGTTCGCCACCCTTATCCTCACTCCGTAAATTCACATAATCCGTCTGATAATCCAGAGCCATTCCGATTGAGATGTGCTTTAGATCATCGATAGACAGACCAGTTTCTTTACAGCAAGATAGATAGGATTCTACTGTGAAGATTTCTTCGCTAGCTGATTCTGACTCATCTGGTGCTTTTTTGTCGTCATGCTCGCATTCAGCATTTCCATCAACACAGGACCAACTTCCTGAATAGGAAAGACTTCCATTTCCATGAAGAATTGTTCATAAGGCTTGATGTGAGGATTTGCAGATTTAGCAAAGGTCCAAAAAAGACGGTTGAAAAAGGTCATATCAAACTCTTCTAGCATTGAAATGTCAATGTCAGTCGCTGTCAATTCTTTTTCAGTTTCCAGCTTGTTCAATTCATTCATGAATGATTGATTTTTCAACATTGAGAACAAATCTTGAAAATAATCTTTCCCAAATTGTTGCTTGTAGGCGATAGGAGTATAGCCATTGGTCCCCAACTCATACTCCTGATCACCAACCAAAACGATTTTACGCATAGATTTTCTCCTTAAGCTGCCACCGCAGTAGGTTCATACACTTTCTTAAACCAGTTGTCATAAATTTCCTTATTATCAGCTGATGTGATAGAACGTTTAACAACCGAATCCAGAGGACGAGGACTTGCTTTAAAGCCGAGTTCACGCTCATTGACGTTTGTACCGTTCTTGGTTTTTGAGCCATTTCCTGGACGGCTCGCTGAACAGTAGTAAAGAACATGACGTGTTTTGTTCTTGTCCCCTGAAAATTCGAACATCAAGGCAAATGATGTGAATTCTGCATCAGCTTTTTCAGTCAAAACCCCCGTCTGAGCATCTTTGATTTCACCCAAAATCTTAGTCGCAAACATTTCAATAATGTGAGAGATTTTGAATTTCCCTTCATACCCTTCGTTTGAGTTCATGAAGTGATAATCGATATCGTCTGCTTTGATTGGTGTTGATTCACCCTTTGGATCCAATGTCAATTCCATTGCTCCAGGAAAGCGGAAAATTTCATCGTAAGCAATCACTCCATCTGCACCGATTGATTTAATTGGCGCAACGTGAACATTTTTCAAACCAAAGGTTACTTTATTTTCTTGAGTCATGTCATTCCTCCTTAGTATAGATAGACCGTATAAGACTTGACATAGAGTCTTTCAGTCTCGATAAATGTTTCTTCTTGAACATCGAAAAAGAGCTCGTGGGTTGTCCACAGCTCTTCCAGATGTTCTTCCAAATCTTCATCCTTCCGCTCAAAAGCTAGCTCTACTGTCACGCTCTTAATCTGATGATTAACCGTGTTGTCAGCTGCATTGATGGCTGGACTCGATTCATAATAGACCAGGTAAGGTAGGTCAGGAGCGTTCCCAGTTTTAAACGCTCGATAAGTGACAGGCAAGTCTGCCTGTTCCAAAATAGCAGCAAAATCTGATAGCTTCATTTCCCAATCTCCTTGATACGCTTTTCAAAGTTCTGAATTGCTTTTTCTTCAGCTGGCTTGATGTGGACGATACCAGCGACACGACCACCATTTCTTGAAAGGTGCCCGTTTTCAAGTATGTGAGTAAGACTTGCAACTGCGTTGAACACAACGAAAGAGCCATTGGCCAACTTCTTCTTTTTCCAACTTCTACGATACTTTCCGTACCGTTTCGGACTTGTCTCTTTCAACTCATCCACAGTCTCATCGGCCACTTGCTCTGCAATCTTATCCACTTCTCCAGTAACCTCATCAGAGTAAGCTGCAAGCTCTTTCGCTATCAAATCAGCAAGGTCATTACTCATTTCAATACCTCTGATAAAGTCAACTCTAAAATTTCAGAATCAATAGGATAGGTTTTCAAGATACGATATTGCTTGCCTTCAAATTTCGCAAACTCCTGATTCTCATACTCAAAATTTCGAATCTCAACGACCAAGCTCGGTTTTAGACCTGCCTGGTTTGCTTGATAAAATTCAGAGCGAGTAACCTTCTTTTTACGACACAACAGAGTAACTTCAACATCTTCAGAGATTGGTTGTAGCAACTTGTCCTTACCTGTGACTTTTTTAGAGATCAGCGTGATTTCATGATTCCACATTCTTGACCTCTTTCTTTGATGCTATCTGTAAATTATGCAGTCGCCATTGAAGGTGACGTGGCATATCCACCCCACCCTCATAGCGATAAGCAGCATAATCAACGATAAACATTTCATGGTCAGCACGCTCACCAACAAGCTCGATACCGAGGTTATCGGTCAATTCAGTGATGACACTTGAAATGATTTTTTTTAACGGCTTGTCTCTCAAGTCGGTTGAAATACCCAACTTAAGCTTCAGCAATTCTAAAAGCTGACCTTCATCCATGCTTACTCCTCAACTTCCTTAGCAGGCTCTTCAGCAGTTTCCTCAACTGTTTCTTCCTGCTCAACTGCGGGCTCTTCCTTAACTTCTTTTGTTTCAGGAGCTGGTTTCTTCGGTTCATCATCTCCCAAAACCTCAAGGAAGATAGAGCCAGCAGTGTTGGCACCAGTCAAAAGGCCATTGGTAAAGCTATCTGTGGGCTCATATCCTTCACGAGGGAAGATATCGCCAACAGCGTAGTCATGTTTTTCAGGATCAGCCAAGTCCTTGAAAGGACGGATTACTTTATAGCTCATACGTTACCTCCTTAAGCTACAACATCAGTATAGGTTCCGAAGAATCCAGCTTCTTCATCTACTTTCTTAATATCCAAACGGATAAAAAGCCCAAGCAATTGTCCGTAAATGTCATTGTTCACCCATTTAACGGATACTTGAGAACGGTCAAACTCTTTGACGAACTCAGTAACATCTCCGATGAAGAATTTCATGTCTCCTTCGTTTCCAAACACTGCGTCATCTACTTTGTAGATTGTTTTCCCACCAAATGAATAGCCAGTAGGTGAAGCTACATCAGTTTGAAGCATGTAGCGCCCATCTTTATCCTTCACCTTGTCAAGTGCAGCAAACATTGACTTAGTTACAACGATGCTTGCTTTGTAAATTGATTTAAGCTTCTTGTTGTAGATATCTTTAATACCATCAAATCCAGCTGCATCTGCTTGGGTAGCTGTTTTGAGGACAGCTGTAACTAATGACAATTCAGTGTTTTCACCTTGATTGAACACTTCGTCTTCAACAATGGACATGATGTCATAGTCTGCGTCATCAATCATTTCTTGTGACACAGGGACATATCCACGGTAAGTCTTGATTGAATAATCAATCTCGCTGATTGCTGGTTTTCCGAGTTCTGGATTTGCTTTCAATTCATCTGTTGAAACCATTACACCATCCGTTTTCTTGATAACTGGATATTTACCAGATCCACTGTTAACTTTAACACGTTCCACAAGATCCAAAAGTGGATTGCGTGTTTTTTCAAGGAAGTGAGGTTTTAGTACTTCAGTCGGGATTAGAGCTGCGCTTCCTGAATCAGTAGTTTTCAAGCCTACGATGTCACGAGTTTGACCAGTACGAATGTATTTAGCAATTGCGTCACGTTGTTCCAATTTTTGTCCTCCACGATGTTCTTTGCTTGGATAAGTCGGTGCCTTACGATTCAATTCTTCAACTTGATTTTTCAAATCTTCGATTTCCTTTTCAAGTTGTTCTTTTTCTGCCAATTTTTCATCCAATTCTTTTTGGATATCTTCCAGGTTCTTTTCAACTGCTGAAACTTCTTCATCATTTCCAGCTTGATCCAATTTCTTCGCTTCAAGTTCAGAACGCTTGTTCAATTCTTTGATTGATTCTTCAAGTTCCACCACTTTTTCTGCTTTGTTGCGCATGCGAGCGCCTAAAATCAATGATTTGTGCATAGGTTAAATTTCTCCTTAATTTCTTTCTTGCGCTTGTCCAGCGCTTCACGATTGGCACGTTGTTGACTTTCAAAGTCTTTCTGTCGTGCAGCAATTTCCGTTTGCGGATAGGCTGGGAAAGTACATGGACTCACTTCAAAGATTTCTAATTCTAAGATAGTGTCCAGGTACGAACCATCTGCTTGCTCTTCCGTATTGATTTTGATTGGGATGAAACCAAAGCTACATCCAATCACATCGCCACGCTGAACACGAGCATAGGCCCCAACAGCTTGCGGATCATCCTTGTTGATGATGATATCCCCGTAAAGTCCGATTTCATCAACTCCCAAAGTGACCGTTCCATTGCCAGTACGACCAAGCACTAAACTATCATCATGGTTAAACAATGCCCGGATGTCAGCGTTTTGAATTGCTTTTTCAACACCTTCACGCTTAATCATTTCAAAGTAACCTGGCCATAATTCAGTAACTTCATCAAACTTGATAAAGTACCCACTCAAAATCAAATCACCAGTTTCACTTTCTTCTCGTGTTTTGAACTGAGCAGTGCGATAGCTATTCCGTTTGTTCATTCTCTTCCTCACCCCCTTTCAGTTTCTTCTGGTCCCCAAGTCTGTCTTGTGGGATATAGTTCTCAAGAGCAAGGAGCTCATCCATATCAGGATCAGGTGGCATCCCAAGCCAATCCCTCCACTCGTTTCGACGCATTGCCATACTTTTAGTCATCTGTTCAGCAACTGAAGACAATTCTGTAATGTCGTACGAATAAAGCGAGCGAGCATTAAGTTTGAAATACCGATTGTTTGAAACGAGTAAGTCTCTCGTTAAGGTCTGAGTGATTGTTGTAGCAATGCTCATGACCGTTGTATTGACAAAGTTGTTGTATTCTTCTTTGTCAAAGCTACCAACTCCCAAAATAAAAGCTGGAACTCCCAAAAGCCCAGCAACTGTTTTCTTGTCAATTTCAACAGATTCATTGATAGCGATATCTTTTAAACTTAATGGCTTGACCTGTTCGACACTCAACAAAGCATCAGGAATAATCCACGGCTCACCTGCCTGACTTGTTGTTAAGTATTTCTTAGCGACCTTGTCTCGCCCCTCTTGCGTGCCCAATTCTCCACTCGAAGAATCAACCTTAACAATCAAGCTAGGAACGTTCTTGCCATTCATAAAGCCTTTTTTGATTTGAGTTGCAAGGTTTAAATTCCTAACAATATCTCTCAGAGCAAGCCTATATCCAGTCCCTACAAATGGATTGTCTGGATCTGGGTTGATTACAAAGTGCACGATTTCGCTTGGGTTGTAGTCGATACCACGATAATTCACGATATAACCAACATCATCACTCTTGAACGATACTTCACTCATAGAGAATGGTCTCAGGTTCAAAATGTAATCATTCACAGGATCATACTCAACATGAAGAACCGAGTTCCCATCGCCAAACAACAATAGGTCACGCACAATCTTGAAAATCCAAGTTTTGCGAGTCATGTTGTCGCATGGGTTTACATCAATCTTGCGAGCTAGCCCGTCTTTTATTCGAATGTCTCCTTTGTCGGTATTCTCCATCAAATGAATGGTCATGTTAGATACCATGTCAGCAATCTTGTTAACTGCTGCAATCACATCAGGATTGCGGGCCAAAGGCACATAGCTATCACCGTCGATATAAAGCCCAAAATCTGAATGAGTGATAACATTCGTTCCACCTCGACTCTTACCACGTTTCAAAAACCTATCTAAAAGCCCCATCTTTCCTCACCTCCTTTCTCTAATCAAAGAAGCTCATGACATTCTGATTCTTACCAAGATTAGCAAGAGCCTGAATGCAAGCAAAAACGCTGGCATCGAACAAGTCAATTCTTGCAGTACCACCGTCACCATCTAATTTTTCATATTGCACAGCATCATCCACCTTTTCAATTGCTCTAACATTGCTCACACAGTATTCGTAAGCGTCCGAATGAAGATAGTAAAATTCTTTATTCTTAACTTTGAACTCAATCCGTCTGAATCCCTCTGATTTCAGATAAAAAAGCTGAGGTTGGTCAATCATCTTGAAGCGAGCTTGTTTCATCTTCGTCAGGAACTCACGGCCAAATTTCCTATCCATTCCGACAGCAGCAATCTTGAACCCTTTCTCCCTCATCTTGATGAACCATTTAACAATATCATCATAGAGTACGGTCGGAGTATTGCTCATCGTCAGCCAACCATCAGACTGCCAGCCAAAGAGTGGAATCCCGTCATCATTGGCTTTCTTTTGAGCGTTTACACGAGGAAAGAAAGCGTGTGTGATGCAAATATCAACATCTTTCTCACCGTCATGATAGACTCCGTATAACGCAGCAGCGGTCAAGTCATGCAATCTTGACAAGTCAGCTCCACCATACCACTGGATAGGTAGACGTGCTAGGTCTTCTAAGGTCCAATCGTATTGACTGTCTGAAGCAATGAATTCATCAGGATTGAAATAAGCGTTCATTGAGTTAGTGAATACATTCAAAGTTTTATTGAAAAACTCATTTCTTGTCTGTGGATCATTCATAGCCTGCTCAGCTTCTTCTCTCAGAGCCTTGAGCGATACCGTCACACCCCATGAAGGATTAGCTTTTTTAAGAACATTCTCGTCCAGGTAATCGCCCACGTCTCCATCGGTCGTCTGGTCAGCTTTGCAGATAAACATGAACAAGGAATCATCCTTAACCAATTGCTTAAGGACCTTTTGACAATATTTCAGACGGTTAGCAAGAAAACCAGTAGGAATATCACCGGCCGTAGAGATAACAAAAAGCATACTGTTTCGGTATGCTGACATTGTTTTCTTCATAAGACCGTACTTCTTGCTGTTTCTCATCGTGTGAGCTTCGTCTAGGATAATTACGTTACCGTTCAATGAGTCCAAACGACTTTCATCGTTGGCCAATGCCTGGATAAAGAAAGAACCCTCAATACCAAAATTAGCAGTGATTGAGTGTTCCTGGTTGTTGTCCTTGATACGAATGTTCTTGTCATTCCATCGCTCTACATTGAATTTTAAAAATCCAAAGGCTTCCATCGCTTGCTTAACTGAGTTGGCCACGATGTAGCATTTTGAACCGCTATCTGTGTCTAATATCTGATAAGCTAGAGCGATTGCAGCAGTAAACGATGTCTTCCCATTCTTACGAGCAAGCATGATAAGCGCTTCTTTGAACCTGCGCTCATTTGTACCCTTGTAGTAAAAACCAAACAGGTTCACAACTACAAAATGTTGCCAGGGTTGCAAGAGTAATGGCTTGTTACGGATAGACACCGCAAACATATCATCACCCTGCTGATGAACTATCACGTTCTCGATAAAGTGAATAACAAAATCCACCATATCCTCATCCATCTCAAAAGCAGGATTTTCTAAATCACGGAAAAAACGTTCAGCAGCAAGAATGTTCTCTTCGCAATGTTCTTCTCGGTGAGTTAAGACGTGTTGAGCGTATTCTTTTGCTTTATCAAGATTACCCATTACCAGTCACTCGCTTCTTCTTGATTTCGTTCTTGAACTTCAGGACCTCAGTAAGAACTGACTCACCCTCTTGTTCTACTACCTCACCGAGCGACTTAGGATTCATCATCAACTGATTAGAGTAGCTGAGGATGTCTTTCCTCAAAATTTCCATCGCTGTCAAGATTGGAACTTTGCGCTCATTCTCTGCACCAGCCTTATTGACGTAGGTGTCTGTTACTGGATAACCCATGTCAGCATAATCTTGAGCAAGTTTCTGATACTGATATAGCATACCTGCAAAGATGTCAATGATCATTTCAAACTCTTTACGATAAGTGCCCAAGTCTTTCATCTGCTTGACCACTTTTGACTTAATCGACTTCGCTGTAATTGGTTTAGCCAAAAACTACCTCCTTTCAACAAAATCGCTTAGTTTTTACCCCCTTTTTGTTTGAAGGCCCCCGACTTGGAAAAAGTTCCCTTCACCGGTTCCCAGAGGCTTCGAAAAAATTTTTTTGAAGTGGGGGGATAAAAAATTTTTTTCATTTTTCATTTTTATTTTTGAAAAAATTTAAAAATTCTTTTTTTCTTTTCTTCTGCCAATAAATTCCATTTCCGATTATCTTATCGTTGTTGCGGTCATGAAACGTATTATGTTTGCGGTTGGTCAGCGGCAAACAATTCCAAGGTACATACTCAAGTTCTGGATAATCAGATACTGGGTAAATATGATGAACCATTTCAGCTGGAACTGACTGCCCATATCTTAGACTTTCTTGGCAAAGGTAATCGTGTTGTCTCATGACCTTGTCACGGAACTTGTTCCACTTCCTTGTCTTCAAGCTCTGTCTGACTGGTTTGTTGTACATGATATATACTCCTTTGCAAAACAAAAGGACAGGCTCTTGACCTATCCCATCTCATACAAGAAATCTATGCTACCATAATAAACCTTTTTTTGTGAGACTTCAAGATGTCTTTTGTCTCATTTTTTATTTTAGATAATCTTTGATATAAATGATTTTGTTGTTGTCTTTGGTGTGTTTAAAAAATCTTATTGATTCTGGATGTATTTCGCTGACAACGATTGTACCTTCTATTCCCATTTCGCTCACATCGACATTTAAAGTTCCATCACCTACACTACCTAAAATTTGTTTTTTGTTTTTGTGCGATACTTTTCTAAAAATAAAATTCGAGATCATCTTTAGTATTTTTATCATAGCTTTACCTCCTCGGACTATACCAATTCTGCCCCTCACTTTCACATATCTTATATTTTGTTAAACTCACTCTAAATCTCAAACCCTTACTAATCATAGGTTTTAAAGCGTTTCGTTTTTTCAGTTTATGCTTAACTCATTATGTGAAAGTAATATCTAAAAAAATTAAATGACAAAGTTCCGTAATGCGTCATCAAGCTCTGCTTGTTCTATCCCTATGTATCTCAGGGTGATTGCAGGTGATGAGTGATTAAACATTTTTTGTAATGTTCCTACGTCCTTTGTCTTGTTGTAATATTTATAGCCGAATGTCTTGCGCATTGTATGCGTACCGACATTATCAATGCCAAGTTCTTCAGCAGCTTCGTGGATGATTTGATAGGCTCTCTCACGAGTGATTGCTTTATTCTGACCTTGCCTACTCTTGAATAAGAAATGATGAAATGGTTTGCCTTCGACATATCTCCTCATTTCTTTTTTGAGTTCTTTCGTCATCCGTCTTGTTATCTGCTTGCCAGTCTTCCGTTCTCT